TAACGTACTAAAGTCAGCGCACTTTAACGTACTAAAGTTAGTGCACTTTAACGTGCTAAAGTCTTGGCATTGTTAAAAATTTTTATGAGTAAACTATTATTGAAAATATAGAGACTAGTAGAAAGGCAGCTGTCGATTGCGTATCATTTGACGCAATCATGGCATTAGCAAATGCCGGACTATTTGAATAATATTAAAGCGCTAACTTTAGCACACTAAAGTTAGCGCACTTTATCACAGTAAAGTATCGACATTGTTAAAATTTAACAAGCAACACAGGAAATCACCAAACATATACATTGTTAAAGAAATAAGGGACATTACGCCCCTAAAATTTTAGATTATAATTTCCGCTTGTAATTGTGAAAAAAATTGATGGAAGTATAACCATGTCCCCGTTATTAAGCGGTAGCATTGTTAGGATTTCACCGTTATCGGTAATATTGCATGGTAACGCGGAAGGATTACCCGTTTTTGGCACTAGCACAGCAATGAAAAACCCGTCTCTAGCTTTAAAAGGAAGTTGACCTATTTTACCGTTTTTATTTACAGGGGAATCTAAAGTTATATAAGTTCTCATAAATTGCGCACCGTGCTCACGAAGTATCACACCTCCTTCTGAGAAACCTTGTATATTTTGGATAATTCCATAAGCGTTAGCGTTGTTGTTAAACTCTGATTCCGCAAGTATTTTAAGTCCTGATAATACCCCATTAAATTTGATAGATATGGGCTTGTTATAGATAAAGTTAATGGGTATTCTGATTTTACCGCTTTCAACAGTTGTTACCTGACCGTCCATGTTTAGGGTGAATGAACCTGTGCAATAACCAGTTAAAATACTTTTGCCAGTTATAACTATGTTACATCTCGAGGTTATATAATTGGTTCCATCAGATTTTATAAAAGGCTCGCATTTATACTCGTTTGGGATTGAATTTATATCTTCCAATATCGCATTAGAAATAAACGCTGCTGATGGAAGCGTGTTATATATATAAGACTCATCACTTGTCTGATAATTGGATACTGAAATATAGGCAAGTTGCGCCGCCATTCTTTGGGCGAAGAACTTGTTTGGGTGCACAAATATGCCTGTTGAGTTGCTCTCATCTAATAGCGCCCTGTAGTTTCTTTGGTTACATCCGCTTATTTTATACAAATCGACAACCATACAACCAAAATCTTCACATACATCCGATATTGCGCGGCAGTAATCCTTTATTTTTAGGTTGCGGTAATTAGCCGTAGGTTCTTTATGTGCTCCGAAGTTACGATACGAGCTAAAAGGTGTACACCATATCACCAAAGTCGTCGGTGAGTAGTCGAAGATTCTCAAAAGCACGTTCGTAACATGCGTTTTAAGGCTGTCGATTTCCACACTATTTTGCCAATCGTTTATTCCCGCTGTGATGATAATAACTTCCGAATTAGCCACGTTATCGGGCGTGAGTTGATCTATTACGTTGTTACTATACAACGGCGTGATACTAGCTCCGCTTTTGGCGACGTTTGTTATTGTGGCATCTGGCAGGAAGTCCTTTAAGAATCTAACGGCACTATTTGGTTCAGCCGCCGTAGAATCCCCTACGCACAATATTTTCTTTCCGTTGAGGAACGCGTTTACTTTTTTAACAGGTTCTGTTGTTTTTATATCATTAACCCTATCTTCAAGATTTTTCATTTTTTTAATAAGCCAATTCAAATTCATCTCATGAAAATTAGTATACGGAAACTGTTCCCAAAAACCCATTATAGTACCCCCTTTAATAAACAAGTAGACAAAATTCTTTTTTAAAATCATCTACTATCCGTTTAATAATATTAAATTCTACAACTTCTCGTTCTTTCATAAGCATATCCTGTGTCATGGTGACTCCAATGTTACCTTGCTCTTTATCCACATACTTACGCTCAATCGTTCCTACATCATCATTATTATATATGTTGCTATCGCTAGCAGTAATATTATTATTACTACTACTAGTATTAGTTCCATCGCTACTGATAGTATCGGTATTATTTCCAGTGGTTCTGTCCCTGTTAGAAAAATCAGAGCTATTAAAAGCAGATACAGAAACAGTAGTATCATTATTATGTGTTCCATTTTCTTCCCTGTGCGACGTTACGCTGTCCTCTCCAATGTGCTGTTGCGTTCCATTCACTTCGCTTTTACCGCTTGTGTGAAGGTCACGTTTTTCAGTTTCGGTTTTTTCTGTAACTCCGTCCTTGTTCCAGATCGGATTGTACTTATAAAAACAAGAATTATATAACAGTTGCCACGGTAACTCGTTAGTGTAACCAAAATTGTCAATCATAATTCTCATTACATCCGCATCAGGATAGATCAACTCTAAGTCTGAGCACTCCGCGCATATCCTTGTTTTAATTTTCTCAAAATCCAAGGTCGGCAGATTTACGTGTTCATATTCTTTCGGGAAATGATTAGGATTAGGAAGATACAGGCGTAGTCCGTCTAATATTGTACTTTCGTACTGTATCAATCCCATTATTGATAAAATCATTACTATCTCTCCATTCTACTTTTAAATTCAATCCAAACATCTTGTTGATTTTTTCAAAACTTTTATCAATCGAGTCGAACCAAACCGAAACCAGACTGTGAGTTTCTATGTTGTTTGAATTGACTTCATCCGTAATCATCCGTTCTTTTTTGTCCGTATTTGAATTCGGAATTCCCACAGCGGTACAAAACATATTTTCGATTTTGCGCATATCAACCAGTAGCTTGTCTACAATGTAGTTTTGACTGACGTTCTGCGAGAAGTACTGCCACCGTGGGCTTCCGTCAGGATTAAATAGAGTCTTGTCAACTACTGCGGCAGGTTCGCCGCTTGCAATTTTATCATACAGTTTTTTAAGCGACTCGGCAGCATTTTTTCCGTCTGCGGCAAAAACATACGACATCTTAGAGTTAACAAGATTTACACCCGCGGCTTCCGCACACAGCGCAAGCATATCTGCGTAATACGTTACCATGTCCAATACGCTGCCATAATCCGGTTGCAACCTTACAATCTCGCATTGAGTTCCTATCCTCAAATCATAGGTCTTTTTAAAAAGCGGATTAGTAACCACTGCATGTGTAGGTTGATACATTACGTTATAACCTCTCAATCCGCAGGCTTGTGGAATGACTCCGAACCTATCGGTGTTGAGCACCGCAACGAAACCAAAACAATATAAGACATATGAGAAGTAATTTTCAGCCCAACTTTCGGGAAGTGTAAACTTAAACGGACTCATAGCCTTCTGGAGTAAATAACGTTCGAAAAAACGTGATAACCCCGTATTTCGGCAATGCACAGTATTAGGGTTAGCGCGACTGGTTTCATAATTTATATAGTCAAAACTAAAAGGTGCGTCAAACACTTCTATCCCTCCGCTTCTTTTTAGAGATTATGCCTATCAGATACCATTCACTTTCGGTTGGTTCACTAGGTTTTTCCGGGTAACCCCCCTCTGGTACTTCGGGAGTTTTCCCGTGGAATAAGTCGTATGCGTACTGTCCCCACTTTACTCGCGCTTCAAAGTTCACCCATTCTGGAATTCCCGACGAATGCCATTCCAAACAATAAAACCAGTACGCCACGGCATCTCTGATACTACCCGAAAACTTTTTGTACTCCTCAAAAGAAACCGACGGATACGATGAGCTTGTCATCCACCCCCATCGAGGACCTTGACCATACCCCATTGAGGTATACTTGGAATCGTCAGCCTTGGTGAGCAGCCAACATTGAAAAGTTCCCGAGTACCAAGGGAACGTCTCTTTAATAGCCGACCACCACAGGGGATTTGGGTATTTCCCTGTGTAGGCGGGATAGTCTGTCCACTGCGCCAATCCCATGCCACCTGCAAAATATGGCGGTCGTTCAAGATTACCGCCATGTGAGGTTTCATAGATTGCGGGGTTCATGCCTGACTCTTCATAAAAACAACCGCACATTCCTGCGATTGCTTCATCGGAGAAACCGTAACCTTTCATAGCACCATAGATGCACAGAATATTATTGTCAACCTCTTCCTTTGTGAGAACCGTACCCGTTCCGCCGATTTTGTATACAAAACTCCTAGCCAAAATCAACACCCCACTTTTTAAATACTTTGTAAATGTCGTTAACACAGCTTTGAATCCTATCAGGATTATAACCCGATTCTTTTAGCAAACGCTCACGCTCCTCTCCAGTTCCATAATAGCCGCCTAGAACGCAGATTGAAACGAGTACATCTTCGCTAAGTTTTAACCTAAACATTTCCCCACTATTCAATGAAAAATCCCCCCTCCAGATAATCTCGAATTTTTCGTTGCTCTTCTAAGAGCATGTGACCTTTTATCAAACCATTATCGACTTTACAGAATCCTGTTAATGTTTTAAGCTGAACAGTTTTAAAACATGGTCGTCCGTTTTCTTCCACATCCTCATCAGTCATATTCAAAAACATCCCGACCAACGTTATAACACCACTGTTTTGCGCGGCAACTATACCTTCGTTTATTCCCGCCACTTGCGCCTTTATCATGTTACTGGTAGCAGAACTGAGCACATCCCCATCGCTAATAAGCGCAGATACTGTTCCTGCAGCTGCTCCTATTGCAGTTTCGACTAAACCTCCTAAAGAAATATCAGTCTTGAACTGAGTTCCTGCGATAGCCATTGTTGCTCCAATTTTAGCAACCGATACAGTAAGCGGATTTATAAGGGGATTAGCAGAGTTGCCGACGGTCATTTTCGCGTTACCGTTAACTAAGTCAACATCAACATATATGTAGACCGCTTCTGTTTCAAACCATTTTCTTCTAAGCGGGATTATCCCAAACACCCCCGCGTCAAGCCAATACTCCGCATAAGGTTCGTAATTTGTAAAAATCCTTGAATCGTTAGAACTTGGCAGAGTTAATTGTACATTAAATGTTTGCTGAGGATTTACTAGCGGACGCGCACTAATTTTACTATCCCAAAACCCAAATTTTATAGTGCTGACAGCGGTGTGGTTTTCGGGAATTTCAAACGGAAAAAACATGCATCCTGTGACATATTGAAATGGGTCGATAAATGCCTTTGCTACATCTCCGCTAAAATCTGTTATACTATTCCAATCGGGCACTCCGCTTAACATAAAGTTTATAAAATCCTGCGCCTGTTTTGCAGAACATACATAGTAAGTTATTGAACCCTTTGCATACGGTGTTGACGAAATTGTTGATATTATGTAACTACCGCTTCCACCCCACCCTGTTAATCTCTCACTTATTTCGTGTTTACTTATTGCACTTGCCTTAGAGGGGTAAAGCGTGTCTATTATTTCCGTATCAAATAATGACGAACTCCTGAGAACAAACTTATCTGTGTCAAGTATTGTAGTTTTCCAACTTGCCAAAACATCACATTCACAAGTTAGTTCCCAAACCCCAAGAATCCATTTGCAATCGCGAATAAAATAAAAACGGGAAAACTGCGCAATATATAAGTAATTATACTCATAAGCGTTAACACTTGTGTCAACAGCCACCACGGGATTGATAACACTAGAGGAGTCTTTGAGATTTAACACAATGTCTACAGATACAAAATCGTTTTTTGTGCTGTTTTCCCGCTTAACAATATTGCCGATTTTCCCGTTCATATTTTTCTCCTTTTAATGTTTCACGTGAAACACTATTCCATTAAGAAGACCACTGCGTTTTCCGTAAAGTCATTCCAGTAGCGGTCAGTAAAATGCCAGAACTGATTGTAGTACCCGCCTTTAGCATTAAACGGTGTCGGTGCCGACCACTCATTTACTACTGTATAACCCGCTGCTTCCCTATCAAAAATGACACCGAGAATTGTATTTTTGTTTACTGCTTCTCCTTTTTCTACAGTCCCATCTGTTGTCATCTGCGCAGGCGTCACGTTGATACCTGCTGGAGTGGTGATTGACTGCCAAAAATTTGTAAGTTCATAATCAATAGTTTTCAAATAATCGTCATTGAAAACAGATGAGAAAACCATCGTACTTACTTCATTCATAAACTTCGCACTAAGGTAGAATTTCTGGTCACGAACTGGCGTATGCCTAGCCACTACTTTACCTGTAACGTTCGCATGGAAAATCGTACTGCGCTCCGTCAGCAGATTTGAAACGGATTTGATTCTTGCAAACGCCCACTTTATAAAGTTGGCGTAATTTTCTGGTAACATAACCGTTTCAGCTGTAAGCGGCACCTCTACTCCAGTCGCAGTGTTGTACTCGGTCAGCAACTTAACAACCTGTGGGGTTTCCTGTGTTTCACTCATATTTATAGTAGCCGCAATTAAATTAACCACTGTTGCTCTCGCAGTCTCTTCATGCGCCTGCTCAATCATATCAACGGCGTTCTGCATCATCATAGAGAGAAACCTAGCAAATTCGTCTGGAGACGAAAACGCAGTGTCAAGTTGGTCACGATAAACAGTCATACTTTTCTGGTACTGATTTGCACCATAAAAATTAGTCTGCAAAACCTGCGGCTTGTTTACTTTATATTGGTCGATGCTCTGCCCGTCAGTCAGAGTTAACCTGTCATCATTTTCAAAATCCTTATCGATGGGGGTCAGTTTACGCACATGGTTTCCGTAGCGGATGTTGTCAACCTCCAGTCCTCCAAACTTACGTTCATACGGGCGATTTGAGAAAATCGTTTTTGATAGAACCTGAGAAATAGAAGTTGCAAGCGCGTCATAGCCCGATTTAAGTGCTATGTTGGCAACCGAAATAAAAGATGATGTATCAACAACCGCTGCCTGAGTCTGTCCTGTTGCCTGCTTTACAATTGCATTAAGTACCGTTGATAACTGATTAAAAGTCATGGAATCTAACATTATTTAATCTCCTTTGGGTTCAAAATATTCGCAAGAATATCGTCTACGCTTTCCTCTTTTTCCGTCTGAACTGTCGCAAAATTAAGCGCAATTTCTTGTCTTAATTTTTTAATTTCATCAAGAAAATCAACTGTCTGCTCCTGAGGCTGCGGCTCAGTCTGCTCCTGAGGCTGCGGCTTAGTCCCTGACTGCTGATTCATTCTTAAAATATCGTCTTTTGTGAATCCCATTTTTCCCAATTCTAAAACCTCATTTAATGTCATCGTTTTCTGCTCCTTTCAAATAAGTTGCTATCTCTGTTAGTGCGATTGTATTATTTTCAATTGCCTGAGTAAATTTCAATCGCTCATCACGATGAGAAATATCTTCTTCGCGCATTCTCCAAAACATTGCGCAGAACGCAACGATAGGGAAGCCAACGTTCTGAACCATCGAAATAACAATATTTGCAATGTCCATCATGTCACCCCCCCTATGTGCTCAAGTAGGTTAACTGTAGCGCACTACTACACCCCCGCGCTTCCGGCGCTGTGCTTGGGTAACCTATTATTACTATATCACATTAAAGTAATAAAGTCAAGCCTTTCCGAAAGCTTTTTCAAATAATACTTGGCACAAAAAAGTTTCAAAATAAACCTTTTCATCCAAGTGTGCCCACCATAGATACAGGTAGTTTTTCTTAAATCTCTTCATATCCATGTCGGAAAACAAAAATGTTTCACGTGAAACACCTGATATTAAAGTTGAAACATAAAACATCCCTTTTGATTTATGTTTATAAATAGCAATTTCCCCGATTTGAGTTAATAGCTTAAACTCTGCTACATTTAACCGCTTTATATTTTTACTCTGCTCGTTCATAAACTCTGTTTCGAGCGAAAGTTTTGAAAAATCACTTTGTTCCCCAACAAGATTGTATAGTGCAGTGTTCTTTTTCTTTTCTGCTATTTTTGAGTGGCGAGAAAAGATAACTGAAAACCCTCGTTCCTCGTCTATCATGTAATCGTCTTTCATTTTGAGAACCTTATTTACAATTCCAAGATACAGGAAAAGAGCGTTAGCAACATTAAAACTATTAGCAGCAAGAATACATTTAAGTGGGGGGTTTCCTTTCAATTCACGGTTTCTGTTTATAGTTTCATAAGCATGGAAAAATAACTCCGCTTCTTCTTTTAAGGGTTTTTCAGTAGGGCGTGCTATAAATTCATCGAAAAACAGGTAGCAATACTCTGTAGCGTCAAAACCGTTTAAATTACCAAAAGTTGACAACGCGACATTTGTACAAATTTCTTCGCCAATTTCGTCCCCGTATTCGAAATAAAAACGCCGCACGCCTTTCGCAATAGTTTTTGATGTATATTTTTCTTCCATATCGTCAGCGACGGACTTCACGGGTGTCAATTCCTGCTTACTAATCAAATCAGATTGTGTTTGTGTCCGACGCATAAAAAGAAATTTCTCCTTTCTTTCCATCATATACTTTATGAATCCATACGTTTTTCCGCACGCACGTTCTCCTAAAATAAAAATAAATGGGGTTTCCAATTTCATTATTTCCGCCATATCAATCCATCCATTTTCGTCATATATTCTCATATTAAAAGGGGCGGAATTCCGCCCCATCCTCCTTATTTTAATTTTGCTGTTTCCACAATTTCGGCGTTCTGCCTAAAATCCTCTATACTCATTCTATACAAAGCCTGACTCTGTCTAATCTCAAAGTTGAGGACTTTCATGTCTGTTTCTTTCTCGATAAACTTTTCAATCACTCGGTCGTTAGCGCGGCAGGATGAAACATCGATTTCCTGCTTTACAATGTTTTCACCATCATACAGTGTCGCTGTCGCTGTCATTGTTGTAATAGTTCTTGTAATGTATTTCATGTCACTCACCTCTCAATCCGCAGGAAATAAACTCTCTGTTATTCTTGCTTGTAGACTTGTATACCACAATGGATAACGTTCCATCGTCATTTAAAACTTCATCCCCAAAAGTTTCATAAAGTTCAATAATGGAACTCTGGAAAGAATCCGAACGTGTTGCGAATAACCCGTCAGTTGTTGAAATAACCATGCTTTCAAAAACTTCGCCAGTTTCGTTGTTTACAATCTCCTGAATGACGTATCCTTTAACGTCAAGTTCTGTACGGTTGTCTACTTTCTTAAGTTCGACAACGTCTCCTGCTGTGAGTGCCGCAAGGGCGTCTCTTTTTGTTAAGTTTTTAATGTCTAAGATTTTCATTTCCTTTTTTTCTTCCTTTCTTTTGTTCCTTTGTTTATTACATTTACAGTATAGCAAATTATACCCTAATTGTCAAGAGCTTCTGCAAATAAATTTGCATCTTTTAGTATTTCTGCATACTCTGTGTCAATTCCTAAAAGATATGTGGACGGTCGTAGAGTCACACAACGAGTTACATGCACGTCATGTCCGCTAACTTCCATATGATAATCCGCGGTGTCATTATATACTGTCTCAAGCTTGTCTGCCTTAAACAAAAAGCCTGCCTTAAACGCTTCTATACCACCCCGCGCGGCAAGCTCAAGCCCCCCTTTAACTTTGGGGACTCCCGCAACCGTAATCTCAATAGTGCCGTCATAGTTCTCAACACAGTACTTTTTAGCACCTAAGGTTTTAAAACGCTTGTACTGTCCCTCATATTCAAACAACCCTAAAACGTGACGGTTACCTTTTATATCGTTCTCAAACGCCCCGTTTTTCACCGATAATGTTTCACGTGAAACATTTATGTCATCAAACGAAACAATGTTTTTAGTTTCTATGTATTTTACCGAATCGGTGTCGGCGTATATAAAATACGCTCCATCAGTTTCCTCAACTCTGTTGATTACTGTTTGTAATTCCATTCGCGAATGAGCTGTACACCAAACACCCCATTGATACGCCAAAAACGCTCTTTTGTAACTTTCATTCAAACGCTCCGATAACTCGCTATCTTTCACTTCATATAGATTATCACTGTTATTAGTATACAATACTACGTCCTTAGCAGAGTCCTGCGCCATCATTCCGTATACAGCGTTTATAAGCTCCTTAAATCTTGCGTAATCATACGCCTTGTCAGCGTCCCCCTTTAAGCGTGTTTTGTCCTTATAAAGTTGTATTATTAGTTGTCGCAATCCTTGTGGTAAATAACTATAGTTTGATATGTAACAATCTGTAACAGTCATATTATATGTATACTGCGTTTTTAAAATCTTATAATCTATATCAGTCAACGTTGTTTCTAAATAATCGGCATGTATGATTCTACCATTATCCAAGATTTTACCCTTAACTTTTCTGCACTTTGAATATGATAGGTATGGACAAGGGTTAAAAATGTCCAACTCAACATTTTCTAATACACACCGAAAAACAACCGCCTTTTTTCTGATTCTTATAAGTCTGTCTAAATCATCTTCACTTTCGCAATTATCAGCACGAAGAAATCTCGACATTGGATATTCCTTATTAACCAAAGAATCGGGATATGATGAGGACTTATCATAGCTTTTAACATCAGCAACTATCTTATTAGCAAAGAACCTGCTTGCGTGAGTATTTCCCCCCCTAAATGCTTCACGCAATAACAAGTACACAGCTGGCGGCGGCAATATATTTTTAATCTGTCGATTAAAAGCTCCCATGGAACGTCGTGCCATTCTTCGTATGTAGCCCGTAGATGTGAGAGGAATCGACCTTAAATCATCACCATTGTTATTCATCCTATTGCGCACTGCCTGCACTAACCCTTTAACATCATTTATACAATATTCAAGTTCCTCTGGCGTCAATGGCGTAAACCAAAATCTTTTAACATTGTAATCAAAACCCTCAACTTTCTTATTCTCTACATTCTCGTCTTTTAGAAACTTATCAAGCGATTTGTTAGTCAAAAGATACGAGCATCTGAACTCAAAATCAAGATATGTAGCTTTTAATATCTTTCGGCTTTTTATGCAAAATACGTCGTCTGTATTAAAACTCAAAATACCAGACAAAAACTGAAACTCAAAAGAAAGGTTATGAACAAATATAATTAAACGTCTGTCACAAGTGTACGCTAATAACCCCTTAAGAAACGCTCTAAACTCATCCCATGTGCGCCCGATTATTGTGAACTCTTCTAACTGAAATTGCCATATATACATGACGGAATCAGTTTCGTTTATACGTGTTGTTTCAATGTCAAATGCACAAACACAATCTATTATGTCTCTATTATTTGCGGCTCTCATTCCATTTCCATATTGTAATACGCCGTACTTATTCAAAAGACAATATGGAAAGGATTGAACGTCATATATTATTCCTGTGTCGATACCCATTCTCTAAACCTCTTTTGTAACGTTTCTTTATTAACTCTTCGGTTCTCATAAAAGAATTTTACTATTTTTTCTGAATCCCACAACCTATTCTTAACTTTCTCTGTTGCGTACTCCATAAACTCTGTAAATTTTTGGTAGTTTTTAACATTTACGAAAGTGTATCCCTCTGCGTGTAATGTCTCTATCGTTTTTCTACGAGTCTCATACAACTTTCTAACAGACAAGAGCGGGCTATACTCAAACTTTTTCAATTCAGTGATTGCTTTTGCAAGATTTGATTTACTCAGTCCATCCTTTCCTAAGTACCCCTTAAAACGTTGATAATACGTATGCTCCTTAAATCGGCTACGTTCTAACGCCGCTATTCGCTTATTCGCTAATTTAGATAATCTATTATATTCTCTTTTTAACTCTGCTTCTGAAAAATTCTCCACCAGATATGACGGCTGAAATTCGTACAATGGTACTTCTTTTATCTTCTTTTTACTAGACATGGTAAACTCCTTTATTTCTTAAATCTGCTAAGTTGTACTCTCTTCCATCATCACAACGTAAATCATAAATTAAGTCCTCCAACTCCATTAGGCTCACTTTAGGTGTTATAATATCCACCCTATGGCTTATAATAAGTTTAAATAACATGTTACTAAAGTGTTCCTTAGACATAATAGCTTTATCAGTCGGAAACAAATGCCTAACATAGTGTCTGTCTAACAACTCATTTTCGTTTATGACTGAAACAATAACAGTATTGCAGTCTAACTCTGTTACTAATAAATTGACTTTATTCATCTTATTACCTCTCTTTCTTTACTTCATTCTTGTTACAACTATATTATTATATTATACCACAACTGCGACATAATTCAACAATTATTTTCAAATTTACACAACTTAACGTGTTAAAGTGAACAGAGTTCATTTTGGCTGTTTCTTCGGATGTTTGTTAAATTTTTTAACAATGTATATATTGGTGATTTCCTGTGCTGATTGTTAAATTTTTTAACAATGCCAAGACTTTAGCACGTTAAAGTGCACTAACTTTAGTACGTTAAAGTGCGCTGACTTTAGTACGTTAAAGTGGGGAGACTTTAGCGCATTAAAGTGGTAACGTAAAA